ATTCGCCCGCCCTCATGGAAATCGCCCTGCCATCATCAGTCACGGCCTCTAGTTGTTGCGCATCGAGGCCCCTCATCATCAGGGCGATGGCGTGATATGTTTCGTCGTCGATCCCCCGTTGCATGAGAGCCTCGGGATTCGCAGGAACGGGCACCGCAGAAATCTCCAGGAGTTCCTTTCTTTTGTGGCGCAAGAATTCTCCATCCTTCGTTGGCATAACGATTTCGAGAGACTTGAAACCCACGCTTACGGCGTTAAGAAATTTATTGCGATACTTGTGCGCTGCCATCTCGCCCAGAGGGTCCTTGAGGTCGAATACTACGTCACAGTAAAAGCTGTCCGATATTTTATAAACGGCAAGAACTTTGCCTATGGGGAACTTTTTATAATCGTGGACGGCCAGGAAAACCGCATTAAGCATGAAATTGGCGAATTCCCATCCATCCATCTCGACAATTTCTTCCATCCGGTCAATTACTTCACTGGTGAACCGGAAGGTAAAAATCTCGGACTCAGATGGATTGGAATTTTCTTTTCTGGATACAATCAATCCCTTGGCGTAAAGCATTTCCTGTCTCCTTTATCTGCTTGATAGTCTCCCAATTTCACGCTGTTCACCGAATCGCGCAATCCCGCCATGGATCTCCATGAAATACCGCGCCTGAATCTTCGGGGTTTCAATAATTTGTGGAGTACCTTCGAGAAGTGCCATCACGGCTTCGTATTCTCGCCCATCAACGCCCTGCAGTTTCCATCGATATTTGCCATCCTCGCTACGCGTGATGGAGTTGATTCCGGCGAATTCGAGGGCATTGATGATGAGCTCGTCGCCGCTTGTGCCCACGCCGTTAAACTCAATGCCACAGCAGATACTCGCCCCGGATCGCATTTGCTCGATCAATGCGCTTCCCGCCGTTGTCTTGAGCTCGAAAGTCATATCGGATTTGAAGTTGATGATCATGCGAAGTACCTCTGCAGATTCGCCTTGAGTTTTTCCTCCTGCACTGCGAACAGGCCCCGCACAATGCCCGCCATTTTCTTTTCTTGTGGATCAAGCGCCTTGCGGAATCGCTCGTCCCGCTCCCGCTTCTCATCGGGCGTGAATGCCTTCTTGGGCAGATCCTCCTCGAACATCGGGAGGATGGTGCAGCGACACGAGCACGATTCTTTCGCGCTGCTCATGCGGCCCGGACAAGGGCCGAAGGCTGCACCTACATGAAAATCCTGCTCAATATGAATCGGCCGCGCCATATAACGGGCTTCTGCGTCGAAATGTGTTAGTCTCGTACGCTCGTCACCTGTCGCGAGCCATGCCTTATAGGGTACGTCTGCCTGCTCATATCCATAGAGTGCACCACCATTGAGCGCACCTGTCATCTCCGTGCGGGCGATATTCTCTGAGCGCCATCCTTTTGCGATGCTCATCTCATGCTCGATCCGGTCCATCATCTCGGAGACACCCTCGCCCTTGCGATATCCATCAAGGAGTGTATCCTTGATGCGGCCGTATGTCTCCTCGCCGACGCCGCCAATGCGGGATTCGAGCTCGGCCAGGAATGTCTTGACGTGCGGATTATCGACGTTAAAAACGATGGGCACGTCTATCTCTGCGATTGCTGCCTCGCCCGCACTTGTCAGCGCGGCCTTGTATGGAGGAGCCATTGCCGCCAGGAACGTCTCGGTTGCTTGCTTCACGTCGAAGAGGACGGCATCGATGAATGCCTGTTCTTCTGCCTCCTTGTGCACGATGGGGAAGGCTTTCTGCTGCGCCTTGGCAGGGGGCAGAGCGGGCAATGCAGGCTGCAGGCTAATCGGCACTTCCGAAAATGTCCGCACAGCGATTCGCCCTCGGGGCACGAGGTAATACTCCGAGTCCGGCGGAGCCTCCCATCCATGAAGTTCGTGATAACGCTGGACGGTGATGGCGCCTTCTCGCAGAGATTCCAGCGCCTCCTTGTGCTCGAATTCCTTGTCCCGCAGTGGCGGACGCTTGAATCTCGCGCGAAACATTGCTCCATAAATGGGCTGCAGCATCCGGTTGATGGCCCGCTCAATGGCATCATAAATGGGATACACCGTATATTTCGAGAAAATATACTCGGCAGCCTCACTGTTGCTGCGATTGCTATCAGCGAGCAGACCCATTATGCTCTTAGGCGTGCCAATGACGGCGGAGATTACCTCACTCGAATACCGCATCCCCTCCACAAAATCCATGTCCTTGCGGGTCGTGTCCAGAAGATGGACTTTCATTCCGCTATGCAATACGGCGGGCTTGAACGATTTCCAGAATCCCTGATACCGTTCTGCCCATTTCTCCCGAATTTTCTCGACTTTCTCCTCGTCAAAATTTACGTCCGGTGGATATTCGAGAACGGCATCGGGACGAGCGGAACTCAAAAAGAAGTTCGCGTTGTATTTCGTAGCGTACTCGTATATCTGCACCTCGTCACCCGCCGACTCCGCGCGGCCCACGCCAGGGCCGTAAGGGTCGAATGGGTCGCAATTCTTGCACCACAATATATTTTCTGCCGGCACGTCCCATGTTGCCCCGCCGAACCCATGTCCCATGAATTGGACACGGAACCAGGGACGATTGATGCTGGGCCGGTCACGTACCCAGTGTGGCGGCAGTGGCCACCACATAAAAGGCTCGCCATTGTTGCGACGCTCAGCAACCCAGAAGAATTCGCCAGGAGCGAAGAAGTGTAGCACCGCCAGATATAGCAGATCATGTTGCGAAAAGAAAGGATTCGCGTGCATCGCCGTCGCTGCGAAATGATTTGCCGGCAGTGATTTGTCACCATCGTAAAATTCCAACTCCGATCCCGAAATAGTGTCGGCAATCGGCCGCACGGCTGCGAATATCCACGGTGCGGTATTATGTGTTTTCGTCCATTCGGCTGCGGTCTTTCGAGGAGGCGTCATGAATCGATGCTGAAACATATCCAGAAGCATCGACTTGATAGAGGCCGCCGCTTTTTCCGCTCGGAAATGCCATGCGGAAAAGGCTTGAGCAGTCCTTTCCTCGATAGCCTTTCCGAAATTCTTTAGCCACATCATATCAGGATACCAGGCTCCCGCTTTTTTAGCGCACTAGAAAACGCCATCATCTCTGCGTCCGCCCTATCGGGAGATGCCACACCTCGAGCGCGCATCTCCTCCTTCGTTTCGATAGCCGTCTGGCCTCTGGATGTCGTCTTGTATTTGATTGTCGAGAGTTGCGCCGATTTTACAGGATCACGCTGCACGGCTATCGCACCGTCCTCGTACCGCTGCCGTAATGCCCAGTAACATTCACTCCTGCGATTATAGAACATCTCGGGGTCGTTCGCCTTGTGGCCACCGTGGAATTCCTGGATGCCTGGAATTTGCAATTCTTTCAGCCGGTCGAAAACTCCGGCGCCCAAGCCGTCCGCATCGATACGGATCACCTGTGCCTTCAATCGGCGACCTTGCGTTATCACCTGGCCCGACGTCTCCATCGTGTCTTGTTTCATGCGGATCTCCAGCGGTGCCTCAATGTCTCCGCTGCGCGGACAGAAGACAGTCTCACTGTCGCCATATCGGGCGATATCGCAACCCAACTCTACTGGTAGCCTTGCCTCGTTCTTCTCGTACCACCATCGATCCGTATCCGCGAGTTTATCCCACCGGTTCTCGGCCGCCTCGATGAGGTGCAGCGGTACGAGCTGGTCGGGCGCCTCGCTCGGGAAATCTCCCTCGACGCGCACCTGCCACACCTGCGAGTCCTCGCCGTATCGCTCCATCATATCCGCTACCCATGAGGGATTCGTCAGATACGGCACAATGAGGGGGGCCGCCCGCAGAATGGCGAGCTTCTCGGCCTTCGTCTGCGCCGCATCGAACTCGTCCTTGACGGGCGCCAAATTCGGCGTATCGAATGCGCTCACATGGATTGTGTGATAGAGACCAGAGAATCGATGAAATGCCTCGTAAAATTCGCCTGCGGGCCTTGTGGGATTGCCGATGTAGAGAATTCGCACGAATTGCCCTGTGGCCATCAGTCCATTGATCGCCTCGATCATTTTCTCGCTCACGCCGGACGCCTCGTCTACAATGACGAAAACGTTCAGAGAATGGAATCCCTGTATCTGCTCGGGCTCATCGCTATTGAGGCCCATCGCATACCAGTTCTCGTCGAGATTCAGTTCGGTCTTGAGCAAGTTTCCGCCAAGGCCCGGGGTCGGCACGCCCTTGTATTGCATACGCAGTTCCCGCCAGATGAGTTTCTCCACCTGGCGGAACGTAGGGGCCGTGGTGATGACGATTGACGGATTATGCGAAAAGAGGAACCAGAGCGCCAGCGATGCTGCCAGCGCAGTCTTTCCGATACCGTGACAGGAGCGCACGGCGACGCGAGGATACTGCAGTACCGCCTCTGCAATATGCGCCTGCATCGCCCACAATGTGCGGCGCAGCATATCGTGTATCCAGCGCACAGGATTGCTCCTGCATCGCTCATGGTGTTCTCGCATTATTTTAAGATCTTGCATCATCATTTTCCATGCTCTGCTTGATCGCATCGAGGAGGGTGAGGGAGCCTGTTATCTCCCGCTTTTCAATCATCAGGCCCAGGAGTTTTGCCTGCGCCTCTGCGCAGCGCTCCACGCCTGCCAGGAATGCGCTATTGCCATCCCGCTCCTCTGCCTTGATACTCTGCTCCTCGCTCTTTCCGTCCTTGCCTCCGCTCTTCTTCTTTGCCGTTTTGCTCGTCTTCTCGTCGAGTGATTTCTTCCACGCTTCCCAGTAGGTGCGCTTCAGGTGCTCGTACTCGGCGACCTTCGCATTCCGGTGCTCCAGCGTATCCCCTTCTTGCTTCTCGGCGAGCCGTTTGTCGAGGGTCTTAAAATCGCAGGAAACCTGCTGTTGACTGACTCCGACATCTTTTGCAATCTCCCATTGATAGCGGCATTCTTTACGCAATTCCGCTACCCTGGCAAGCCTCATTTCCCGCTCGAATTTATGTGATTTCTGTCCTCGCTTCATACAATTTCCTCATGCTACATCGTTGCCAGGGCCGCCTTCACTTCGCTCCACCTGGCGCCGTCGTGGCGCACCGGATCAATATTGATTGGTTCTTGTCCAATCCCATTGACTTTATCTCCTATATCCTTTATAATATAATTATGAAGAAAATTATCTCAAGAACCTGCCCCGTATGCGGGAAACAGTATGAAGCCGATGCGTATAGGCTTGAACATTTTGGAAAAGAAACAACTTGTTCGAGAGACTGTTCCTATACTTTTCGAGTAAGAAGATTTTATGAAGACTCTCCCCATGCCCCAATCGATTCTGGACAACAAGAAGTTTTCTGTCAACGGTGTGGACGGTCCTTTTCTGCATCTCGCCGCGACCTTGCCATTGGCCATGGAAAATATTGCTCTCGTGCGTGCAAGAATCCTATTCATAAAACAAATTGTTTGCAATGTGGCAAGGAATTCCGCTATTCTCCCAGTGCTCACCCGAAATTCTGTTCTCACAAGTGCGCTAGTTCCTCTAAAGAAAAAAGCATCAAATGCAAAGAGAATTTCCAGAAACAATGGGCAAACCCTGAATCTAGACTTCGCCTTCTGGAGGGAATATCTCGAAGATCCAAAGATCCCGCTTGGCTCTCCTCTCGTCACTTCCAGAAAGGATCTAGCCATCCCCGATACAAAGGCAATAAACGTAATCGTAATATTTACAATAGCCGTTATGAATACAAAGAATGGCGCCACAGTGTATTTTCCAGAGATCGATTTACGTGCCAAAAGTGCGGGCAGATCGGAAGAAGACTCATTGCTCATCATATCAAAAGATGGGCAACGGATCCCGATTTGAGATATAATATCAATAATGCAATAACAGTATGCCATGATTGCCATAACGCTCTTCACGGATGGACGAACAA